ATAATAGATAACAAGCAGTAGAACTAATTTCTTGTTCTGGTGCTGCACCACAACCACATTCAGGAGATACAGGTGTACCGTTTGGATCTGTTACAGTTTGGAAAAAGTCAAATCCTTCTGAGTTACTATCTGCTTGACTATTAAATATACTACTTAATGATCCTACAAATTCATTTACATCAAACTGATCAGTGTCCATCCAGAATCTTGGATTAGCTACCATGTAGTAATTTCTATAATCAAGCTCTGCACCATCAGGCTGCCCGTTTAACCAGTCATAAAAAAAGAACATTGTATTTTTTTCTGTATACCTACCTATGTAAGTATCACCATTAAACATTACATCTGATATTCCTTGAGTTTTTTCAGTAACTCTAGTTGATACAGGTAGTTGTATTATATCTGATATTTGACCGTATTGATTTTTAAAAGGTTGTTTTAAAGCTACATAGTGTGAAGAAGCATTTGTGTTAAAACTTCTTCCTACAAATCTATTCCATATTTTACTATTTTCTATATTAGTTCCTTGATCAGTGAAAGCTTCTGATAATGTTTTTTGTGTATTATCAGGTAATACAGGATGTTCTAAATCTTCTCCTATATTTAAAGCTACTGTACGCGGTCTGTAAATATTATTTATTCTATATTCAGAATTAAAATCTTGTAACTGATTATCTAAATAATTAGAAGCGTTAATTGATCTTCTAATATTTAATTCATCTGGTGCTTGAAATTTATCATAAAAACAATGTGCTGCATATTGTAATGCATATTGTCTATAAGGAGTAAAAGCATAAAATATATCTATCCACTGCTGTATCCCTTCTCCTAAATTTAATATAAATGAAGGTAAACCTACAAGAACTTTAAAGTAGCTAGGCAACATATCCCAATCTGAAACTTCTCTTTCTTCAGAAGTACCCCCGCCATCAGCACCAGCACCTGTTGCAATACCTTTTATAGTAAGTAAACCTGCATCTAAAACTAAGTTAGGACTTATTCCTCCCAACACAGCAAATATACCAGCTTCATTATATACTGATTTAAGAAGTGCTGTAGTAGCATTTAAAGAAGCAGAAGATAATGAAGAAGGAGTATACCCTAAGTATGTACTAAATGCTCCTGGGAAAGTACCTGATAATCCTCCTACTAAAGGAGAAGTAACGGCATTAGTTCTAACATATCTTCTACCGTAAGTTTTAGCTAAAGTAATACCTATACCTAAAAACATACTTGTAATAAATGCAGTATTTCCTATAAATTTATGTTTAGGATGATTTGCAGGAAATTCAAATGAACCTGTTGCCGTACCGTTTAACTCACCATATATTTTTAATTCTTTAGCTGATAAATAAGGATCTTTAAAGTTTGTTTCAGGTGAATGAAAAGTAAAGTAATCTTTACGCACAAAATCTTCACTATACGGATTATCATCATCTAAATAATAAGGTGCAGATTGTTCTTCTTCATCATTAGCTCCTGCACTAGGGTCTGTATCATTTGCTCCTGATTGATTTACTGTTTCACTTTTACTTAAATACCTTTCATCTCCTACGGGGTTAAAAGGATAGTTAGGGTAAAGTTTTCTACGTCCATCTAAATCTTTTATTCTAGGTGGTAGTGAACCGTCTACAATTTCTCCTATATCATTATCTACCCAGTATTCACGCATGTTATTAATCATGCCTTTAGCAAATACTGTTTTATTACCTTCTCTTGAACCTCTTAGGAGTTCATACCCCACAATATTCTCAATAGGATCTCCGTTATTATCTACAGGTACTTGAATATTATCAAATTGTACACCCATAATTCTAATCTTAGAACCGTCATCAGGATCATAGTGATTAGTTTTTGTATTTCCGTTTATAGTATTGTCAGGAAACTTATGATGTCTTATTTTCTTACCACATAGGTCAGCCCATACTTCAGGTTTATCACCAGGATATTCCTCTGTTGATTGCCAGTATGCCATATTACCTGTAGCTATTATTACACCTCCGTCAGGTAAGTTAGTATTAGTAGGTAGTAATACATCTATAGTTGCTGTATTATATACCTCCCACTTTTTTAAACTGTTAGATTCTCCTGATAACAAATTATTACTACCTGCAAGATCTGTATCAGTAAATATGGATGCTCTACCAGGAATGTGATATGAGGCTGATTTATCACCCGTATTAAATACCCATCTAATAAAAAATGGATATACCTCATCACGCATATAACCCGTGTTATAGCCTCCGTTTTTATAATATTCTGTATCATATTCTACCGATACCCATTTACTTTTTATTTGATTAGCAAGAGGCTGGTAGTTAAAATCAAATTTATCAGTTGGTCCTACACGCATAAGATAATCAGCTGCTTTGTACATTGCATCTGATTTGTCTGCTATAGGATTACGTCTTATAAGAGCTCCTTCACCTTCAGGTAATTGAGCCCATTTAGTATTTAATGATGTAATTGTAATCTTAGTCTGATCTGTAGTATATGTTCCTACAACATATGCTAGGGGGCCTTGAAAGTTTGCAAATTGTAATAATACTAATTGAAACTCATCATAGTCTACATCTGTTTTAGTAACTTGAATTTCTAAAGATGAACCTACGTTATCATGTTTCCATAAACCTACTACGTTAGAAGGTAATGAGAAATCAGTAACTCTAACACCATTCTGTAAGTATGCTCCTGCTACGTAGTAAGAACCGTTTAAAAGTTCACCAGAAGTTGTTCCTTCTTTAATCTCAAAAGCTAAGTTGTCTACTATAGGCTCTAACCTAAGTCTATCACAATCTAATTCTAAAGGTTGAATAAGCTGATCTGTAATACAGTCAGGATTACCTAGTTCAGCAACTTGTTCTGTTTTCCAAGGTATATCATCAATATTAAGATGTCTATCAGGATTTAATCCGTCTGCCCAATATAAGTGTCTAGAGCAGTCAAAATTTTCTTTTGATGCTCCTGTTATTAAATGCTTAGTATTAAAATTAAGACAATCATCATTTACAAGTGTTGTGTATGTGCAGTTATCTTCTGTAAAGATTCCTATTTCAGATGATGTGTTGTCTGTAGAATATATGGCCCACTTGTCTCCAGATACATGTATTGTACCTATAATGCTGTAACTTTCAGGCACCTGATTACATAGGTAATTAGAAGACTCATTACTTAATTGGTATATGTCTCCTGCCACTGTATTGTTAACAGCGTTACGCGCTTGTGTCCATTCTTGAGGAGATTTAGCAAAACCTTGATTATCCTCATTTAAGCTTTTGTCAAAACTTCCGCCTGAAGCAGAACTAGTTTGTTGTGGGTTTTTTGCCATAATTATCTTCTATTGTATACTCTAGGATAGCTACTAAACATGTCATAATATTTGCTGTATTGAGCGTTTCTGTTTGCTTGATATATTTGCTTGAGCTCTGCAAAATTAGGCGTATTAACTATTGTCAAAGCATAATTTCTAGCAGCTCTATATCTCTGCTCAATAAGCTGAATTTTACTAGGATTGACTTCTTCATCATTCATAATAAGATTCTCTATAATTCTTTGCTTTAAAGCATATTCATAGTACTCACTAATTACTTCATGGTCTACTACAAGTAAATTACCATCTTCATCTTCTAGACTCCCTTGATAATTAACGTAAACATTTCCTGTTTCAAAATTTGTATATAACCAGCCGTCTTTAATATAACCCGTAATAGTACTGTCCCAATATAAATTAGGACAATCACAGTCAATCTCTCTAGGATTGCTTATCATCTTGATAGGATGTAATGTAGTGTACCTTCTTGTTTCTGATGTTAAGACCTGAACTAATTGTGTAACTTCACCTTTACAATTTAAAGTACAAGATGAAGGATTAGAACAGCACGTATTACACGGTTCACAATTTGTTTCCTCACCACATTGAGCACACGGATCACAAGGATCACACTCTTCTTTCTCAATAGGTGTAGTACATAAATCTATTGTTTCTGGAGGAGCTTCCTGATACTCAGGTGCTACCTTACCAATAATTTTTTCTTCAATATGAGTTCCTTGTGGCAAGTACTGTTTTGCTTCATATTTACCACATGCTAAGGCAAAGTTTAAGATGTAGAAATCATTAGGTAATTTTACTCTACCCTTTTCTACTTCTAATACAACTTCCTTAGTTTGATTTATTCTTAAACCTAAATCATAGTTTACTCTTCTAGCAACTTTAATAGTATCACTAGGATCAATTAAATCTTTTAATTGATACTTCTTGAAATCATTTGCAACATCTGCAAGCAAGCTATCAAAGGTTCTATATTTTAATGTATGATTATAACTCATATCTTTATATTTTACTCAGTTCCGTTTTCTAATGCAGATATTCTTTTTGCATTACCGTCTATCACAATCCACAATCTGTCATATGATACTTCAAGACTTTCTTCATTTGCCTGTAAAGAATCTATTAGTGTTGCAATATTGTTTTTAAACTCTTTTTCAGAAGTGTACATTCTACCTAATTCTATATGTACTTCATCTGTATCTACACCCATTTTATTAGAAAGAAGTTTTCTTAAACTTTCTTTAGAACTATCTTTTTCTTTTTGCTGTTGAAAGATTAAATCAATTCTATTATCAATATAATCTTCAGCAAAAGGCTCAATAGCTGCCAATAACAATGTTACAATAGGTACAATCACCCCTACAATAGATGCTATGTTTTTTACTTTTTCCATTATCTCATTACATTTTGACTGTCATCTGCACCATCAGAAGGTATCTGACCTGCAGTTAAAATCTCTGTAACAACTAATTGTTCTATTTCTGTAAATAAATGCTCAGGTATAGTAAGTTCTCTTTCTTGTTCAATTACGCAATTGTTCTGTTCTAACCCGCATAACTCAGCAGATATTGATTCATCAAACATTGCTTGAATCCTTACAGCATCCCAATCTGCATTCGGTAAATACAAATAGTCATTAAGTACCCAGTAGTACTTCTGTTTGTTATACTTAAAACTTGATGTTTTAGTTAGTGTAATATATAATTCAGGTTGTGTACGTACTAAGTCTTGTGAATAATCAATAGAAGTAACAGCTTTGATAACAGGTCCTATGTTAAGTTCAAATAAGCTAGGTAGTTTATATTTGCTACGTTTAAAAGTGCATCCTGTTCTTATACCAGAACAGCATGCTTCTATTCTATCTACTTCAATTAACTCTAAACACGGTATCTCATTAAACAAGCTTGTGTACTTGAATATGTTAGCCATATCTGATTCTCTTTTGATAAGAGCTTTAGCATGTTTCATCACTATGCTATAAATAAACCGATCCGTTAAAAACGGATCTTCCTTTACTGCTTTTAATACATTACGTACTCTTGATATAGAATCTCCTACTGTTGTCATTTTTAATCTAGTTTAAATTCATCATACCCTTCAGGTATAATAGGCTTAAAATTGTTTTTGAATTCTTCCTTACGTTGTTTAGCAAACATGTCTGATATTTTAAACGTAGGAGGTACTTCAATGTACTTTGCCCAGTTTTTTCTATACGCAGCAGATGCTGATCTTTTAAATTGTCTACTAGGTAAGAAGAACCATACTTCTTTATTTGAAAAACCGTACTTAGCTTTAGCGTTACTATAAAAGATTTTAAGAAGCTTGTTATCAGAATCCCAATTCTTATGTGAAGATCTTACACCGCTATCAATAAGCTTTTTATAATCAATGTTTTGTTTCTTAGGTCTATCACATGTACCTAAGAATATATAACCTAATCCGTCAGGTAATTCTACACCACCTCTGTTGTCAATAGCACCTTGAACTAATAATCCGTTAAAAGTCCTTACTACTTCTTTAAATACAGAATCTGAAACAGTCTCATGTTCAGAATATTTCTCATTAAATTCTTTAATGAATTGTTTATTCAATAAACTAGAGTACTTTTCTCTATATCTTGGAGCATTTAAATCTGGTTTCATAATACACTACACTTAATATAATATAACCAATTTTTCTTTGTTTTACAAGACAATTAATTTAGACATAATAGTTATAATAAAAAAGAACCCTGAATAAATAAATACTCAGGGTTCCGTTGTCAGTCACAGCACAAAACCAACAAACTATGACAATATTTTATCTAAGCAGCCTTAGTTTTTACTTTAATAGTAACAGAAGCACATGATGTATCAACTGTTGTTACTGTTATTGAATATTCTGTATCAGGAACTAATCCTGATAAAGTAACAGAAGTTGTAGTTGATGTAGTATTTAAAGACGCAATTCCGTCTGTATAATCAATGCTATAAGTATAAGCAGGATCTAATCCTGTCCACTGAAGCTTTATTGAATCTACAGTTACAAGACTTGCATATAAACCTACTGGTGCAGATGCTGCACATGCAGAATTATTTAAAAAGATTAATAGTCTTTGTATAACTTCATCTAGTCTTTCACCTTGTTGAATTTCAAAATCATCTCCTGAAATTGAATACAATAAACTATTATTATCATATACAACACACTTTTGCCCTATTGACTCAGCACAAATTTCTCCTGCGCAATCTCCTGTCTCATTACATGGTGGCGGAGTAGTTAAAGAACTATCCGCACATCCACAAGGTACTTTATGATTACAATTTTTATTACTCATTGTTTTTTATTTTATCTATTATTTATGCAGGGTTAATTGTAGTAAAGCTTTCACGTGGACAAGGTGTACCATCTATAATAAGCTCAAGATTGTAATCAGTATTACTTGTTAAATTTGATAAAGTAACACTTTGTACAGCTGTAGTAGCTACAATAGTTGTAGTAGCTACTAAAGGTGAAGGTAACATGTCTTCATAAACATTAATCACAAGTGTTTGAGGCAGAGGTCCTGTATATGTAAATTCTGCTGTAACACTATTAGTACCTGCTATCACTGTTATTGGAGGACATGTTAAAGTACCTAATACTAATGTTTGCACTACTGAAGAACATACTTGTTGAGTAGTAGGATCTACGAAATCATAAGTTACTTTTACAGTACAATTATTCTGACCATTTGCTTGAGCTAAAGTGATATCTTGTGGTAAAGACGCATCATAATAATCAGCAAATATTTTCACGTTAGGTATAGTATCAATTAATCCTGTATCATTGTCTATAATTTGTACTGTTGATGCAGGGTTATTATCTATAAAGTTAACTGGTATACTACCTGAATAAATAATTCTTATTTCTGTAGGAGATAAGAACTCAGCGTCAAACTCTAAATCAATTGCTGAACATGAAGTATCACAACAAGTATTTAATACATAAACTAAAGCAGAATTTGTATCACATACTTTTAATGCCAAGTTAGTTAACAAATCAGCTACTGTTGTAGGACTACTAATAAAACCTGCAATAGGGCTTCCTGTAAGCAAGTTAGTTCCTAAACCATTACATAATGCTGTTAATGCTGCAAGTAAATTAGCATCTGATCCTGTAACAGTTCTTAAATTACAATACTCAGCTTCTAATGCGCTAAGCACTACATCCATATCTTGAGAAGTACCTGGGTCATCAGTAACACATACTGGTGTAACTGTAGGTAAAGGATCAGGTATTGAAGCTTCAATATCTTCAATATCTTTTTGAATACTATTAATTGTAGTATTGATATCTTTTATATCTGTAATTATTTCTTCAATAGTGTCTAATATACCACATATCTGAGCACCTATTCTTTCTACGTAGGAAACAAGTTGCTCTTTAATAATCAGGCTACCTGTAATAGGATCAGTTTCTTGTAAACAACTAGCTACATTAACTAAACAGTCAGGACATCCTGATGCAGCTCCACCTTCACCACCTTCACCAGGTTCAACACCTTCTAATTGACAAATTTTATCAATTAATAATTGAATTAATTTTTGAAAATCAGCAGGATCTTGTTGTAATAAGTTTAAACAACTTAGATCATACACATCAACATTTGTCTGATCTAAAATTGTACATAACTCCGTAGCTAATTGATATACTACGTCTGTAACTGTATCTCCTTTGCATAAATTTATGCATTCTATATCAGGACCTTGCCATATCACACAGTTTGATGATATAGGAGAACATCCTTCTTTATTACTATTTACTGGTTTCATTTATGATTTTTTTACAAAGTCCTTATATATAATATAATTAAATTTTCTTACTTGTACAATCTATTATGCTTCTCCAAGACAATTAGGAAGATCCGTATTATCTGTACACTGTGGTAATTCATCACATTGTTCACTAAGAGTTATGATGCTACTAATTAAATCTTCATAATTACTTAATTCATAACCGTCATTACTATATACATAATCTGTTGTTACTTGACTATATATTTTTAAAAATGGTGTTAATGGCATTGAAATTTCAGATCCTCCACATGTAGTATATGTAATTAATCCTCCGTAAAGAGCTGGAAAAATTACATCACAAGTCTCACAATTTTGCATTGCTGAGTAAGCTGTTTGTAATTTAAATATAAGCTCATCTATTTGAGTAGCATAATTTACAAAAAATTGTTGACTTAAACTTCTTCTTGTTGTAACTATAGCAGCAAAAGATTGTAATTCTTCAATACTACCGCTACAACCACATATGTTAGCACAATTTTGTTGCACAAATTGAAGATCATTTTGTTTATCAGTTAATTCATTTTGTAAATTATTAATTTCTGCTTGAAGTTGTTCTATTTCATTATTTAAATCTTTAGTTGTTTGTTCATAATACTCTTTAGCAGATGTAACATTCTGTTGTACTTCACCACTTGATTGAATTGCAGAATCTACATGATTTACTATGTCTGTTTTATTTTGTAAAAATACTTGTTCAGTATCTGTATAAGACATAGTGTCTAAAATAGTTTGTGTACTATCTAAACTATTTTTAATATTGGTTAGTGCACTAGTAATACTATCCTTATTTTGATAATTAAAGGATGTGTTAACAACCATAAGGTCATTTAGTGTATTCCATGCCTCAAGTGACAAAGTAATAACAGACTCTACTGCTGTTTTTTCTGCAAGGAATTCAGTTTCTGCTTTACCATAGTCCCATCCTTGAATTAAAGATTTAATTGTTTGAAGACCATCAGTTAATTCTTCATTGACTGCTATAATATAATCATAATTTTCAATAATAAAATCACTACCTGGTAATAGTTCTGCTAGTTCATTTTGTTTTTCTGCCTCTGCTTCCTCTAATGCAGTTATTTCATCCGTTAATAAATCTATTTGATTTGTAATCTCAGTTATATCACTAATACAACTACTTAGTTGTTCGGCAAGCTGAGCATATTCATTAGCTAAAACATCTTCTTTCTCAGAAGCTTGTTGCCTACAGTCTTTAAATATTTTTATATAGTCTGCTAAAGCAGATTCTAAGTTTTTATAACATTGAGCTAAATAAAAGCATAATGGTAAACAGTATGTTGAATCATATGCGCAATCAAAATAATCTAATTCTGCATATAAAATAGGATCTGTTACTTCATAATCTAAATATGATGTAATCAAATCAGTCATGTCTGCTGAACCGTTTGTAACAAACTGTGTAAACGTATTAAAATCCAAATCACATGTATCAGTATTTAAACATAGAATATTACATTCTACAACATCTGTTGGACAAATAGTTTCACATATATCAGGGTCTGTTATTGCAGCTAAGTCTAATAGCTCTTTTTTAATATCCCATTTATCTGTATCATTTTCACAGCAGAAGTCTATACCGTATCTTTTCTTAATTACTTCTTGATATAATGATTCACTAAACTTACAGCTTACTTTATCATAATAATCAGGAAGACATCCTGGCGTATTGTATCCAGGAGATACTGATCTTTTCTTTACTTCTTCTATAGTAGTAGGTTTAACAGTAAGACATTCAACACACGTAGGAAAATAATCCGTTATTACTACTGATGGTAAATTAAATGTAGGGTAAGGTGGAGTACATAACTCTTTTTGTACCTGTAAACATATTTCATCTTTACCCTCACCTGGATCTGCAGGTATAATTTTAATGACCTTATCAAGGTAAAACTCTAATCCTCCTTCTGTAGATTGAGTAGTAGGTACCCCTCCTGCACAATCAATTAACACATATTTAGGTGTTACTATTTCTAATGTTGCATTGCCGTATCCAGATTCAAATTGTGATATAATTTCTAAGTAATCATTAGCGTCATCAGAACATGGATTTTGTTCACCCTTACAACTACTACCTGCGATAATTATTTCAGCACATTCAATAGTAGGTCCTTCTGCAGTAACTTTTACAATTGTTCCTACAGGATAGTTACAAAAATCAATTTGTTCTTGAATTTGAATATCAATTTCTTGATTATTAGAAAGATCTTTTACTCTAAATGCAGGTCCACACATATATTATATTATTTATTACTGCTAGAAGCTTTAAGCTTTCCTTCTGCAGCTAATTTGTTATTATATGCGGTTACACAAGAAGCACAACATTGTGTACCATCTTTTGCAATTCTTTTTTTACATCCGCATGTTAAAGTATTTCCGCAATTTCCACATTTCATAATTGTTGGTTTTTTAATGTTTATTTACTGACAACTATTACATTCAAATTTACTTAAAAGCTTAACAGCATAATTGTAAAGTTCCATACCCTTCTTAGGCTCATGGCAGACTTCTACTTTTGCTTTAGCTGCTTCTAAATATGATTTGATTTTTCTTAACTGATCTAATTTCTTAGCAGTTTCAGAATTAGGTTCACACCCTGCAACATCAATATCACACATAACTTTCTGATATGTAGTTAATGCTGAAGTAATGCGTAGATGATTATATTCTACGTATACTTGATCATTAGGTGAAACACTATATTTAATAATATAAATTCCGTCTTGTAAACTATTAAATACAGTACCGCAATTTGTAGTCTGTATTTCTAAATCACAAGCTGTAAGATTAAGTATAAAACCAGGAGCAATCACATCACTTCCTAATTGAACACTATAAGCAAACCCCGGTAGAGTAATCTCTAATGTAGGGCAGTCAACTTGCAAGTTTACATTATATACGGTAGTATCTACTACACGTAGTATACAATCATTCATTGTATCAGGTGCTTCTAAACTTAGTACGTGTTGTCCCATGTTAATACTTTAAAAAAAAAGGAGAGAAGAGTAAACACTCAACTCTCCTTTTAAATAATAAAATTAAACTACTTATGATTATGCTTCATTCTTTAAATCAACTTTACACTTTTCAGTATTGTAAAGTTCAATCTCATCACATCCTGCACAAGTAACAATACCCTCAAGAGAAAGCGCTGACTCTCCTTCTGTAAGTTCAAGAACCGTCTCCTCACTTCCTACAATCTCTAATAAGTATTGATCATTATCAAATACTCCAGTAGGATTGTTAAATCTAGGAACAGAATGTAAGATATAAACTTTACCGTACTGAGCAGTTCTGTCAATTGCATCAAATACTGCAGTACCTTGAGTAATCTCTCTGATTCTTAAGTCAGAATGAAAGAAGTTTTGTAAGTAAGACTCAGAAACAATTAAATCTCTGATTACTTGCTCTCCTAAACCTTCTGCTTGGATACCAGCACAAGTTTCAACTACACATAATCCTTCAAAAGTACAAGGATCCCCGTTTAAATCTACTTCAGAAGCAAATAATTGAACAGGTTCTTTACCGTAATAGTCAGAAGCTTGGAAAGTACAATCTTCAAATCTAGTGTCAACATAAGCTCCCACTAAAATTAAACCTACAGATTGAATACCTGTTATTGAAGATAACTTAGCAAAAGTATCATCAGCATCTAAACCTTCTTCTAAAGCAATAGCTGAAGTAGCTGCTAAAGTTTCAGTAACAACACCTCCACCATCATCATATGTAACCTCAATTAAAGGTCTCATGAAATCTTTCAAGTAAGGATTGTCAGCAATTTGCTCAGCCCACTGTAAGTAAATTACTTCAGGTGAAACTGGAGCAGGGTTAGTAGGATCTGCACAACATCCTCCGTCAGCTTGTAACGTTTGATATAAGTTGTGATTTGCAAATCTTAAAGCTGCAGTACCTTTAACTTCAAGTCTTAAGTAATAAGATTCCTCACATAAGAATTCTTTGTTACAATCAGCATTATCTGCAATATTGTCTACTGTACCTCCAATTTGAAGTGCAGCTCTAGATGCAACTCCTGGTAGAACACCCCAAACTTTTCTAACATACTTAGGATTTACAACTTTAGATTTGTGAGCTTCTTGATAACCTCCGTGATAAGGACCTTGCTTATCAGAAGTTTTAATTGCAGCACTTGCAACATAAAAAGGGCAACACTCTGCCCCAAAAATATCTGGTAAAGCAGCTACGTCTTTTACTAATTTCCCTTTAGTATTTGCTGCAAAAAATCCAGTTGCTCCTGGAACTTGCTTTAAATAAGAAACGTGATGGTCAGAAGTTACAATACCTACCTCAACTAATACTTCAGGATCATTACCTCCTGGTAAATCTGCATCTACTGTAACAGGATATCCTGGTCCATCAGCAGTAGGTGCTGTAGCTAAAAACACTTTCTTATAAGCGTGATTAAAATAAGCCATTTTTTAAAAATTTAAATTAAACAAACAAAATATATTATAATATAACTATAATTTTCTAATTATCTATATACAATGAGTATTTTTTTTAGTTGTTACCCTCAACTTGTCCTGAAGCTATTTGTTGTTGGTTTATTGATTCAATATCACCAGCTAATATTTTAACAGCTTCATCTATGAATAATTCTACAATATCATCTTTGAATTCACACTCAACATCAGTAGGAGATACTGCTAATGTATAAGGGTCTGTAATACCTGCTATCTCAATTCTAATAGGTTGTCTATAGTATGAAAGATTAGCTGTACTAACGTCAAATTTATTGTTAGTATATATTCTTACTTTATTATCTTTTAGTGTACAAAATGTCTCTGCCCACTCAAAGCTAGGTTGTTTATTCTTATCTCTAAGTAATTCATCTAAATTTGCTTCCTCAGCTAAGTAAATAACCATTCTTCTAGCTTCACTGCAACAATCATTAGTTACTTTTGAACTTATTCTTTTCCATTCAAAATAATCTGTAGGTAAATCACTACTTACGTAATACCCGTCAGCTTTACTTAATGTTATTGCTTCTTCTTTTAATAACCTTTGTAGGTCATCAATACGTCTTTTAGACTGTTCATCTCCAGTCTGTTTAACGTTTAATCCGTGTAAGTTTCTTCTACACCACGCTACTTGTCCTTTATTAAAAGCCTCAACAACCTGCCACTTCTCTATATTATCATAGTCAGAACTAGCAAGCTTGTTCAACCTTTGTTGAACTTTTAATATAATAGTACCGTTATTCATTACCACTTAACTTTATGAGACCAATATCTTGCAGAAAGTTTACTAGGCTTTGCATCTTGTGCATTATGTCTAGCATAGTAACTTTTCTTTCTTGCTTTATCTTTTGCAGACTTTGGATTTTTACCAGCACCTTTTACTCCTTGCTGTCCAAATCTAATAGTCTTAACTTTATCACCTACTTTAGCTACTACCACATGAGACTTAGTAGGATGACTAGGGGTTCTTTTAGGTTTATTGTATCCAGATACTCCGGCTCTAGCTAATCTTGAATCTTTCTTCTTACCTGATGTCTTTTTCTTAGCTGCCATAACTATCTTTTTTTACCCTTATGAATCCCATGTTTTACATGCTGTTTACCTTTTTTGGTACCAGCTTTTTTCTTAGCATTAGCTGCTGCCAACTTCTTCCTACCTGATTTAGTAGATTTAAGTTTAGAAATAGTTTTTGCCGGTGCATAAACCTCACCAGTAGCTTTACTGCCTTGAGTAGAATTTTTTCCACTAGCAGTTCTCCACTTTTGTTTAGTCCATTTGTCTAAACTTTTTTGAGGTTTTTTCTTAGGCATTACTTTTTCTTTTTAACAGATCCACCTTTTTTATAAGAAGATTTTGCAGTTTTCTTTTTAACTGATCCTCCTTTTTTATACCCAGCTTTCATTAAAGCTTCTTTTAATTTAGTACCTCCAGATTTCTTTTTTGCAGAACCGCCTTTTTTATAAGTCATCCCTGCTTTTTTCATGTTATTTGGCATAAGTTTATATTTTAATTTTTATATCCGCCTCCGGCAGATTTATATTGTTTAGCAAGCATTTGGGCTTTACGGGCAGACCATTGTCCTGGCCTACCCCCTTTGCCTCCAGCTTTTATCTTATTGAATAATCTTTTACGCATGCCCGGTTTAGTATAATTTCCAGATTCATTAACTCTACTTTTAGTAGATCCTCCTTTCTTGTATGCTAAATATTGTAAAAGTTTCATAATTCAATCTTTATATAATAATATAACTAAATAATTAGTCTTTCCAAAATTCCTCTACTTCTTGAAGAATTCTTACTAACACATCTTCATTAAGAGGATTCTTTAAATATAAAACTACATCAGATACGTTTCTACCTAACATCGTAGAAGATGCTGTATGGTAGAGCATACCGTCAGGCTTTAATGAAATATACTTAAAGAATGTTGCATCCTTCACAACAGCTTTAAGTTTTAATGTCTCCATATCTAACTCTGATGTATCTGAGAACATTTGAGCAGCTTTGGATTTATTTGTTTCCATACCGTATCCGTTAATGAATTCATCCATTACATCATAAAGGACATCTAACGGTGTAGTAATTTTATAATTTACACTGTCTGTATCAAGAACTTTTGCAACGTAAAATAACTTTTTAGGAAACTTGTTATACATTTCATCAAGTTTACCAATAGCAGCATTACGTAATTTCTTGTATGATGTTCTATTAGATACTGTATGTACTTCTTTGTCTAAAAAGAATTTAGGAGCTACTGCTTGAGCATTTGCATCTTCATATGATTTACCTATTAAATCAAATCCTCCTGCTTCAATAGCCATGTATTTAATTAAATCATAAGGATCACCAGAAGGATCAAGATGTATAGGCTCATTACCACATCTTAATGAAATCTTACCCCAGAATTGAAAATTCTCAGGTCTTAGTAATTTTACCTTATTCCAAAAATCTCCGTCTTCAGGATCAATTACATTTGTAGCTAATAGCTTTTCTAAATGTGAAATAACACATCTGATGTTGAATATAACAGCCTCTTTTTGCTCTACGTCTTTAATGTTCTGAACTTCAGGAGCAAATTCATCAAGACCTGTTATAAATCTTACTAACCCGTTTCTCTCAATTGCAGCTAATTGCTCTTCATGATATGTACCAGGAAATAATGCATAACCGTAATCTTCAAGACCCATGTTTTCTCTATTAGGATCTACAAAAGGTTTTACAGAAATCTTACCTACTTTTTCAAATATAGATTTGAAATTATTAGTATCTTTTTTTGATTTCTTTTTAGCCACTACAGGTTTTTTTAAAGTTTCAGGAACTGTTGCATCAAGTGTTGTAGAACTAGGTGTTCCTTTAACTTCAACAGTATCCCCTTCAATTTGTTGTACAGGTTTCTTTGCCATAATAATTAATTTGTTGGTTTATAATTTACTGACTAATAATAATAAAAAAGGAGGAGTTTCCTCCTCCTTTTTCAAAAAAAATATTCTTAGAATGATCCTCCTGTAATAGGGTTTCTCATTACAATTTTAAGAACTTTAGTTGGGTCTTTTACCCAGATTGCAGGCATACATTGAGTCATGTAAACTCTGTATCCGTTAAACTGACCTGAAGACTGGAATCCTTGACTTCTACCCATGTAATCCATAGTACCGTTTTGGTACCACCATTTTAATTGATTATCCCAAGCTAATTTTAACATATAAATGTTGTCATTAGTATTGTCAGTGATATCAAAAATAATGAATGAGTAAGAAGATAAAGGATGTCCGTCAATGATTGGGTTCTCAATATCATTAGTATGAACATTGTCAAATGCAGGGTTAATTACAAACTCTACGTTTGCTAAGAAAGGAATTACATAGCTAGTGTATGCATATCCAAATCCTAAATTCATACCTTGACCTTTGATTGCGCCAATACCTGCTTTATCAGAAGGATCAATTGAGAAGTTTTGAGAAGCTGCCTCTCTCTTGATAGCTTCATTTACCATTCTCATTCCTCCCATACCGGTCTGAACAACAATCTTTCTTTGTGGGTCTGGCCCAGTAAAATCAACTCTTCCAGCATAGAAGTTGTAAAGCTCAGCTCTGAATAACTCTAAGTTAAAAGAAGACTTGTTATATACTCTCTTGAAAGAGTTGTCTAACTGCTTCCATAAACCTACAGATAATCTGATATCATCTGGTCCGTCTTGTCTAACTCTACCTCCGTGTCCCCACATTAGGTAAGTCTCAATATCCGTAGCAACTTTTGTTAAGTGTGCAGCCTCTAATGAAGTCAAGAATGATCTTGATAAGTCTCCGTTAGCAATAGCTCTCTTAACATAGTCTTTACCCATTTTCCCTACCATGTCTTCAATAGAAGATACTGATGGGTCCATAGATTTGTCAAAGTTTCTCCAGATCTCAGTAACAGGAACAGTTCCGTCTGCATTCATTCCTCCTTTAATCTGCATATCTGCTCTAGAAGAAATAGAATAGTGAACGTGTGCTTCAGCTCCTCCTACATAGTTGTAGAATTCTCTGTACCCTGACTTAGTTGTGATATCAGAGAATCTTTCTCCGTATTCACCTCTAGCAGAACCTTTTCTGAAGAACTTAGTTCCAGACTTTAAAAACTTGTTGTCCAAGAATTTGTAAGAGTCATTGTTAACTAAACTCACAGTATAGATGAATCCGTCACCTAAAGGTAAGATATCATCTTCTGGAGAAATAATTAATTCAACACCGTTGTACTTATCATAAGTAACGATGTCTCCGTGACCAAACTCTCTCTTGTTCAGTTTAATTTTAAAGGTTGTTCCTTCAACCCCTTTTCTAAGGTTAAGAGGCTCAACATCTTCAATGATATATGGTAAATCCTGAGAAATAGGAGTCTGCCATTTGTATTCACCTCTGATGTTGTCCACCTCAATAACATTTTTACCACCAAAGCTTGACATTTGATAAAGAGGCATCTCTACTTTTTGCGTCATAGCCCAGATATCAACTGGTCCCATGTCCATAGGGTCTGCGTCCTTAAGCATGCTAGCTAAGTGGTACGAATCAACATGTGAGCTTGCTTGATACTGTGTATCTCTTAAAAACAAGCCGTTGTTAAATAATGGTGTACTCATTTTGTAACAGGTTTATATTAATAATTAAAATCCAAATTTTTATCTACCAAAGAAGTTTCTTTTCTGCTTAGGTATTCCCTTACGCATATTGTTACTTCTTTTAGTATTTGTGTTATCACTTTCATTATAACTATTTCTAGTCTTACTAGACTGTTCCGTAGTTTTTAATGTACGTAATGTTTTTTCATGTGTCTCCTTTTCAATCCCTGTTCTTAATTTATTTTTATAATCTTCAGGGTCTCTAAGTAGCCACAATGCCTCAGCTATTAAATCATGTCTTGGTGCTTCATTATCTGTACCCCACTGGTACTTTTCTAATAATGCTCCTAACATGTTTGTATAACCGTTGCCGCTCATTGAAGGGTAATTAGATTGCACAAGACCTTGATATAACATATTCTGAGTCTTGTTGTCTAGTTTTACACCATTCAATTCACCTTTTTCTAAAGTAGTGTATATACTATCTATATACATTTGTGATGCTTCTTGCCTACGTCTTGTATCTTCCTGCTGTCTTGAAATTCTCTCATTGACAATTTCATCTTGCATTTTGTCAAGATTAGGCTTAAACTGATTAGCTTTTTTCTCTAAATCACCTCTATCTTCTAATGCATATATTTCATCTTCAATTTCTTCAGGTGTACCATACTTGGTAGCATTTAAGTAATTTCTAATGATTTGCTTTTGATGAGTTTCATTTTTAGGATCTAAGTCTTTAATCTCCGTAGAAGCAGATAACGCTTTGAACATTCCTTTTAAGTCTGTCCCCCCTTCAGATACATACTGATAGGCTCTTTTAAGTTCATCTGGTAGAGCTTGAAGGAATTGTTGAGGTAACTCATTTTTATACTTATGATCAATATTAGAAGAAATTAATTCTTCAAAATCTTCAGCAGTATAATTCTCAACTGACTCTTCTTCACCTTTATCATTAATAAATGGTGTAAGCACCCCTTTATCAATAAGGCTTTTAGCCGCTGTTACTAATGCAGTAGGTCTTCCAGTCTTTTTTGATTTAGTATCTTCCTCTTCTTCTACATTATCTGTAGGAATTGCTAAAGGATCATAATCATCTTCTACTGTAGTTTCTACTTCATCTTCTACTTTATCTTCTGTTTCAGTATTAGCACTTGCTTCTACTTCATCTTTAGATTTAGCATCTACTTTAGTTTCAATTGCCGGGGTATCTTCCGGCTTGTCAAGGAACGTTAAATCAGGCTCCATAGGTGAAAAAAGACTGTTCTTTTCTTTTTTATCACTTCCTGTTTCATCAGCTAACATAACTGAATCTACGCCTGTCCCTAATAATTCATCAATGTCTATGTCAACTTGCTGAACATTAGTAATTTCTTCTGTCTTACTCATAATAATGTTGGTTTTTCTTATGACTAACTAATAATAATATACATACAATATTATTAAAAATAAACATAATAGATTTAAAAAATTCAGTAAATAAAAAATAATGCGCTAGTATATAGCTATACTTACTCATCTTTCTTATTCTTTTTATTTTTTACATCATATTGATTTTTATTTTCTCTAGCAATATCTAAATCTTTTTGCTTAAGATCACGCTTCATATTCATTTCTTCACGCTTTAAATTCATTTTATCAGTATGCTGTACTTTATTTTCTGTAAGTTTATCTTTCTGAACATTCATAGTTTCTTTATACCCTTCAGTCTGTTTTAAAGATTGAAGTGTATCTTGGAAGTCTGACTGTAAGTTTTCATTTATGTCTTGCATAGACCCGTAACCTGCAGCTCTGATTTCAGCAACTAAAACATCTTTACGTCTGTCTTTTTCATTTTCTCTAGCCTCAGCATCAAGCTCCATAGCTTTTTCTTTTTCAGCCTGTTGCATCTGCATCTCAGCCATCTGCTGTTCATGAGCACGTTGTTCTTGAGTTTGTCTCTGAACTTTATCTTCTACTGATTTAAGAGTACTTTCTAGTGACCCCATTGAATCTGCTTGCATTACTTTACCTAAATCATATATAGAAGCACCAGTAGTATTGTTTTGAATAGCTAACTGTTGCATTTGCTCTAAAAGCTTTCTATGATTTGCTTTAGTACTACAATACACATTGATATCACGCATCATTAAATCTTCACCGTTTATCTCAAAGTTAATTCTTTCATCAAGTGAAGTCATGTGCTGTAATCTTACAGAAGGTTTTGTAGAGTGATACCATTGTGCTAAGTCTGTTCTCATAGAATGTACTCTTGGCATCAAATGATCACAATGCTCTACAAAGTGCATCTCTGTTTGTGCATATGAACCTGCTTGAACTTGCTCTACTTCCGTAGCTGTTACATTAGCTCCTAACTGTTGTGCCATACGCGGTAAACTCACACCTACTTGCTCATATGCTTGTTGCTTGAAGTATTGTGCTAGTTGTATCCTAGACATAAGCCTGTTAGTCTGAGATAAGTCTAACTGTTGGAAATGATTAAAGTTTAATGCATTCTCTGTATTTGTAATAGAAGTATCTAATGGTAACATACTGAAGTCTTTCATAGCAACATAAGCTTTTGCTAAGTTACCTTTACCCCAGTCTTCACCTAATGAGTGTTTAGGTAAAGTGTTTTGATCTAACATGATTACTGTACCTATCTCATCAATAAGAATATCTGATATCTGATTGTTTACAATGTTGTAACCTATTTGGAAAGGTTTCATTGCATCAACAAGAGAATGTGATCTTGTGTTTCTGTCAGAGAATACTCTTCCTTCTACAGGAAGTTTACATCCGTAGAGGGTATTCTCACCTTTAAACTGAAACTTTAGAGGTTTAATATTGTTCTGATTAATTCCTAAATATATAGGATTTACTCCTCCTGAATTTTCTACACCTAAGAAAGTAGGTGCATTAGGTCCTATCTTAACTCCTCCCCAGGTATTGTTAATCCACACCCACTCTATATGCTCACCAAATACTAGATTTTGTCTAGTCTTGTTTCTAATAAGAGTTGTGTTATATATAGCTTGGTCTGTAATATCATAATCTTCTGTTACAATATCAGTAGTTACTCTACCTGCATCATCAATTTTAGTAAGATGTCCTATTTTAATTTGAGACTTCCAGTAGGCTGTAGTTACACGTAACATATTAGGCGCACCGTCTGATAAGTAATCTTCTGATTCTCCTAATACCCATTCTATAATATCATCACCGTTATATACAAAGTTATCTCTCATTGAAGTAAGTTGTCTATACTGCAATGAAGGAGATCCTACATTCCATTCATATGATTTAGTAGCGTCATAAAATGTACCGTCATTTTGATAACCTGCAATAGGATAACCTGCTGCTCCAATAGGATAATGCTGTTGTAGTGATGTAAGTTGATCTTCATTCATTAACCAACCGTATTTGTCAATAACATCTGCGGCAGTCATCATTTCAATCTTCCCTACCCAGTTACCTTCAGATATATATCTAGCATCAGGGGACTTATGATAAAAAGTAAGAACAGGGTTCCATAACTCTACATCATAGTCATCTTCCATCATCTTAAAGTGCCAGAACTCTCTGTCTGTTGTAAGCTTATCACGGAATGCTCTTTCTTCAAGCTCATCCATTTTAAACCTTTCCTCATCTATAACATGTTGCTTAGATGCCCACTTTTCTGCTATAACTTCATAGTCTTTACTATAAAAGTCTTGTATTTCAGGTAACTGTCTTAAAGCTTCTTCAGAAGTTTGCTGTTGTAAAGCTTGTTGAAATTCAGGATCATTAGGGTCACCTCCCATTTCAATCATCTTGTTTATAAGCTTAGCCTCTGCATATGCTACTAATACACTTTCTATGTCTTCTTTTTTACGCTCAATGATCTCATTATGAGTATATTCATCAACTGCTCTAAAGCTAACTCTAGTGTTTCTCTTAGCAAATTCAGCTACTAAAGTATTAATTACGTTAGGTATAATAGGATAGAACTTTAATTCTAATGCGTCATTTTCATCATCAGATGCTAATTGCTGCACAATATCTCTCATCTCATTATCTTCCTCAACAATATAATCTGTCTTGTCAATTATACCTTCTGCAAGCTTATAATTTTTCATAAGCTTTCTAGCATTTCTGCGGATTTGTTTAATACCGTTCCACTCTAGCCAGTCTAAGTTCCAGGCTGCCCATTGTACATCCTTTTCTTTTTTAGGTAAGAATTGTAAAGGTTGAGAAACTGACCACAATCTGTTGTGTTCAGCTTTAGCTCCCTTTTTTAAATCTAATGCATTATATATTTTCATCTAACGTATACGTTTAAACGGTGACTTTTTAACACCCTTTGAATAACCTTTTTTATTGCCTATATTTCTAAAGGGACTACTATTTAATTTATATAAATTTCTTGAATTTTGCAAGTTGCTATCTATTTCATTCTCAATTCTCACAGGCCTTACAGAATTTGATTCTCTGATTTTTACAAATGCTATTAATGCTGCTAGTGACACTAACCTATCCACATTGACTCCGTCACGGTATGCTTCCATTTCTAACATTGCCATTTTATCAGGTATTCTTGTTATCCCGTAATACTTTTTAGTAATGACCCCTTCATCTGTTATATCTTCATCTATTACTTCTTTTAAATACTCAATTAAGTAGTTTAATAAATGAGCTTTAAATATAGTACCTGTATTTTTCCATCCGTACTCAGCATAAACACTCTTATTAGATTGTGCCTCTTTTAAGAATAACATTTGATTTTTAGGAACTAAATATTTTTGTTTACGTTCCTTAATCATGTACTGTATAAACAAAGATATGTTGTTTTCTACAAGTGTCCATGCATTATACCATTCTATAATTAACCTGAGTCTTTTATGTGTATCATTAATGTCATCAAATCTTCCGCACCAGGCAGCTACAATCTTATCACCCTCTACAAAGTTTTCAACCTGATCTTCTGTGTACCTTTTAACTTCAGTACCTGTCTTATAGACGTAGATAGAACATAAAGATTCTGATGTAGTTGTTTTACCTTCTGATACGGGGTCAATAGATGCTAGGTACATTGCAAAGGGGGCTTTAGGCTCAGGTCTCTCCCACACTACTATTGAACCTGTCTTATCCTCTTCATTAAGTTTTATAGGGAATGTAGAGATAGGTGCCTTATTAGTTTTCTTTACAATGATTTCTCCTTTAAGATCTTCTGATAAATCAATAAGCTCATAAGGATAGTCTTTATCTTCAATCTTCTTTTTCTGATCACCTACAAGCATTAAAGGAAACTTAGATTCTTCTCTGTAGTCAAATGCTTCTTTAATATTACGCGGGTGCTGAGATATTCTTAATTGATAAAGTTCAGGACGTAATTGCTTTTTCCATTCTGCAAACTTTACTTCTAAAGCAGCCGATGCTTCTTCTACTTGTGAATTACCGTTGTTATCTATATACGGAGGCATACCCCACTGCTCAGGAATAAATAATCCTGATTTACCTTCTGTACCTTTATCATCTATTAGATCAGTTTCTACTGGATATATAGAATTATCTTCAGGATATAAAGTCATGGCTTTCAAGGGTTCACAGTCTTTTAAGTTACCTACTGATCCTGCGCCTATAAACAATCCTGTTGTAATGTCTCCAGCTTGCATTGCAGGAAATAAGTATTCTGCTGTTTGATCCATAGTAGGTGCAATACCTGCTTCTTCATAAAAGAATATAGTACACGGTCCCCCTACCCCTTTTGTAGCTGATTGCTCAAAAGACATACCAGACATTGTACCTTTTAAACCTACTGATTTTTTTCTACCTCCTTGTGTAACTTCAATTTTTTGTTGCCACAATAAAGTTTTATCAGGACTCATAGGTCTGTACCAAGCAGTACTTGAGTTAAGGAATGTCTTGTACTCATCTAAGAACTTCCATGATCCGTTACCGTTAATATAATCTTTTAATGAAGCACCTATCTTAAGTACAACCCCTTCATCAAACCACATACGGTTAATTAGTTTACCCATATGGAAGTATGAAGAAGCAATCTGCCTTTTCTTTGTGATACTAGCATGTTTAAAATGCATCTCTGCTAGTTCTTCATAGAGTGCAATATGAAGCTGTACATCCCATACTTGAGCAAAATCAAACTTCTTTTTTATTTTATCATATATTGGTAAGAAATTGATCCAAAAGTAATAGTCTCTTGGTAAAAACCAGGTCTTCCCGTTATTGTGGAATATAACTCCCACGGTAGATTTTCTTTTTTCAGTGTCCCAGTACTTGATAAAGTCTTTAGACCTGAAGGCATGCATACAGTATACGTCACCTTGTTTTCTGAAAAGTCTTGCTTGCTCATTAAATATTTCAGATGTTTCATCTAATTCATATTTACCGGGTTCTTTAAATGTGCTTTTGAGAAAGTCACGGTATTCTTGCA